GAGAATTTCGAGCTTGCGGCTGTCAGGATGAAATCGCCAGCGTCAATTACGGGGTCGGTCGAAAAGCCCCAAAGGCCGCCTGGGATTATGTCGTTATTGTTATATACACCCACAAGACTTCCGCTAGTTGTCATCATATTAACAAACCAAGAACCCAAGTCTTCAAAAACCGAGAGGATTTCCGCAACGCACACAACCCCTCCTGAAGCATTAATAAATTTAATGCTTTTACCAACATCCCCTTCGGTTATAAACAGCCCAAAATCAAGCCGCAGTATAATTTGGCCCGTGTATTCACTAACGACCGATGCCCTTAAGTCATCACCCACCGTGCTTGCAATATAATGCGGTGTCGGGTTCTCGGTCACGGTCAGGGCGTTTGATACCGTGCTGGCGATATAGGCATCGGTGTCGGCGGTCTCGGATACGTTTAAATCATTACCAAGCGTGCCAGCATACGCGTATGTCGGCGCTGGGTTCTCGGTAATGGTTAAATCGTTGTCCGTTGTTGCAGCTATTTCAGCGTTTAGCTCGGTAACATTTTCAACGATCTTTATGCCTACACCGGAGCCAAGCGCAGCGCGTACAATAGCGTAAGCTCCGTTGATATCGCCCTTCCACTGGTTCGCCAAAATTTTAGCCTGCATTACCGGCCTGAAAAGCTGGTCATTCAAATCTTGAATGCCGGTTGCCGGGTCGCCGGTTCCGCGCCAGTGTCCGTAGTCCCAGCCTGTTTTTGTAGGGTTCTCGGAATCATCCCACGAGAAAAAGAAGCCAGAAATCGGGACCGGAACAGAGCGCGTAAGCCCAACCCATTCAGCGATCATGTCCTGCTGCTTTCCGGTCGCCGTTGCCGGATCAGTTGCCGGAATAATCGCCGCTGAAACATTATTCACTGTTGCCGCCGCGCCGCAAAGCATATCAACCATTGCCATAAATTTCGGGCTTTTGCGATGCTGCTGCGTGACTAGTGCCGTGTAGTCTGCTGCCGATACGGTCATATTATGTGCTCACATTAATAGTAATATCGTCAAGCGATAGCCGCGCAAGTTCATCAAAGGAAATTGTAATATCAGCCGCCGCAGCCTCGCCCCCTGCCTCGCAAATCTCAATAGCAGTAATGTTGAACGTCCCGCCCAGGGCATTCCCGCCCAAGTTCGCCGGATAAAACAGCTTTGTATAGAGAACGTTCTGCCCGATTGCAAGCGCGTCAATGTACGCTTTGACAACCGCCTTGATTTCGTCCTCGGTCGTCGTGAGCCAGCCGGTCATTGCGTCAAGCGCAATTTCTACTTCGATATCAACATCAGTAGGCCGGTAGAAATTAATAGTTTTAGGATTGCCTTCAGCATCCTGAACAACCACGGAAACATCGCCATCGGTTCCGCACCCTATCGGTTTCTTGCTGTGGATTGCTTCGGCTATATCATCGGAATCGCCGCCCTCAACTACTACAGCGATTGAATGCGCGGAAACATCGCCGGGGGTTGCCGTATCGTTTTCATAGCCCTTGTATTTCGACACGCCCGGCACAGCGGCAACCGCAGCGACAAGTCCCTCAAACAATGACTGAGATGGGAACATGGTGCTGATTGCCTGCCTTATTCTAAGCTCTGCATCCGTTTCAACCGGGGACCCCGGCACAGCCGCAGCCACGTTATTAACCGTGTACCATCCGCGCGTCGGCGTTCCTATGGTGGTAATGGTTGCCGCCGCCGTTTCAACTGTCCCGATCTGCTCGGCTGTCGCCGTAACGGTAACATCGCCGCCGCTTCCGATTGTAACCGTCGCCGGGAGCATCCATTTTCGGCCCTGCGCGTCGGTAGCGTAGCCGTTTGTAATGACCGCGCCGATTGCGCCCGTCAGATACAGGTCAACAGTTGAATAGGTCGGCACAAGCCGCTGAAGGCCGTTGATTGCCACATTGCGGGTCAGTGCATCGCCTGTGCCGGTCGTCGGTGAAAAACTGTTATATACAGCGGCGTTCGTCTGCATGGTGTCATACAGCGCAAGCGCAAAAATGGCGATATTTTGATAATCCTTGCTGTCGGCTTCCAAATAAATATCAGGCCCGTAAATCGCCCGGTATTCATCCATCAGGTAATCAAGGATGGTCTGATATTCGGGTACATGCAAGCCTTCAGAATCCAAATAATACAGGTCTGCTATTGCCATGATTAAAGCACTCCGTTCAGCGGCGCAGGGCCGTAAATTGTATTTACTTCTGCTATGATTTCAATTCGCCGGGCCTGTGAATCCCAAACAAGCTGAAATTCCTCTATTGATTCAACGCCTTCGGTTTCAAGTATCCTGTCACGGATAGCCGGTTCGATAGAGTTCATTTTATTAGTTCCAAGCACGGCCTGTTCATACGGCGTGCCCTCGGACGTATCAAGGAACCATTCGCCAACCCAAAGGCGCAGCCGGGTAAGTATCGCTTGTGCGACAGCTTCAGCGGAATCAATCAAAAAATCAGCAATTCCGTTTCCAAAAATATAATCGTCGTCTATGTCTTGCGCTCTGTATTTCATCAGTTCGTCGGTGCTCCCGATGTTCCTGAGCCTGTCTGCACGCCCGTATGTTTATGCGCTGACAGCTCTACACCGTTTTGATCGGTTAGGGTTCCAAAATATTGCTGCACATCACCGAACAGATTGACCTGTCCACCGATAGCGCCAATGTTTAACGTGGGGGCATTAATAGCAATTAGTGTGTTTGCGGCAATTGTTATCTTGCCTGCCGTGTAGCCAATCTCAATCTTTGTTGTCCCTGCAACGTCCTGCAATTTTATTTTCGGCGCTTTTTCTACAACCTCAGTCAGGGCTGTGATGTTTATTTCGCCGTCCGGTGTGATTTCTAAAAACGTAGTTCCGGCTTCATCCCGCAACTGTACGTTATCGGCTGAGACACCGGTTAGTACTTTGGTCTGAGATGCAGGAGCAAGTACAGCAAAACCATCTGACAGGTCGTGCATGCGAAGCTCTGCCGGCTCCTGTGTCCCGCCAGATTGCCACCAGCCGTCAATACAGCGGGACGCAAACACGACAAGGCATTCATCTCCAGCGGCAACGGGAAATGTCAGGGAGAATCCACCAGCGCGGGGCCATACAATCGGGCAGTCAACGAGCATGGGTAAATCAACCGCCTGTTTGCCGCCCGCCTGCTGCTGCACAAGGCCCTTAATCGCGGGTTGAACTGATACTGTTTGCGCCGTTAAATTAACAGCCGTTATAATGCCGGGTAGAGAAGTCCATATGCGGGACTGTGATGATTCCATAGCACCGCGCAGTATTTCCTCAAAATCTCCCGTTCGTTCAGTCCTCTGCATCCTTCACCTGCTTCTTTTCCGGGGCCGCTTCGTCAACGTCGATGCAAATAAAATCACAGTACCAATCATTACCAAATGTGTCGCCCGTAAAGTCAATGCTCAAAATACGATAAGCACCGTCTGCTGCGATGGACGGCATTTTGTTAGGAGCCGCGTCCTTGGTCGTATCTGGCAGTTTTGCGGTCTGGATGCTTGCTTCGTTTATCTTTATCTTGCTTCCGATCTTAAGCATTGGGTTCAACAGACACCGCGCTTTTATACCGTCGTTGGTCTGTTCCGGTGTTCCGACAAGCCCGGTTTTGCTGTTCAAATAAACTGCCTGCACAGGCAACAGTTCCCCGGTCTTTAGAACCTGCAATTTGCCGTCCTGTATGCTCCACGTCGCGCCTGACGAACGCGCCGACTGCCGGACATAGTCACGCGCAGGGCCGTACATAACCTTTCCGCGGGCCAGCGGTGCGCCTGCAATGTCATTGGAAATAAAGCCGGGGCGAATGCCGCCCTGTTGCTGCATTGTCAAAGTGGCAAGCTGTATCTGCTCAAGCTGTGTAGCTCCTGCATGGAGTGTGCCGTTTACAACAGCGTAATTGTACGCCACATCACCGTCACCCGCAGAAATATCAAGGTATGTATCCGTACTGTTCTCTTTTCCAGTGCGGTATTGCTTAACCGTACCGTCAAAAATAACACCAAAATTTGACTCATACCCAGCCTGCACTACAACACGGGTAAATTCTTTTTTCGCCTTTTCGACTGTCATCTGGTTCAGATTGTATATGCGTATGTCAGCCGTGTTCGGCGTCTGGTGGTCGGTTTTCTTGATTGAAAATACAACCTTCAGCCCGGAGAAATCTAATCCCTGCCCGCTGTCGTCTGCCAGCAGCAGATTAAATTTGCGTATATATTGAAGGCCGGTAATTGATTCCACTTTTTTACTCCGGGGCCACGTATCCGATAAAGCGGATTGACTGCTCAACCGCTTCAGGGTCAACGATATAATACAAGTTCGCGTCAGCGCCAAGATTGTCAAGCGTAGCCGGTGCGTTTTCATCGCCCTGTGTGTAGCTTATCAAACTGCCGGGAATGCCTAAATACCGGAACTGCCGCAGCAGGTCTGCGCCCGTAACAATCGGCATATTGAGTATTAACGGGGTTTCGGTTGCAGCGTCAAGCATAGTCAGACACCACAGACCAAGGCCCGAAAACCACCGGTTAATAAATATAAAATCACGCCCGGCAAGCGATATTTCAAATCGCTGCGGCGTGTTTGTGAATGGGATTTTATAGACCTGCTCAGCCATTAGAAAGCACCGCCGATTTTAGACATAACTGATTTCGATTTTTTAGATTCCTGCTTTGCGGGGTCAACAGCCCCGGCCTGCTTTTTGCCTGCATGCTCGGTGCTGCCGGTCTTGTCCGCCTGCGCCTGCCGTTCACGCGGAGGGAGTGTTACAACCTCAACCGCCGTGATAAACACCTCGACAAGCTCAAAAGAAATTTGAAGTGAATTTTCCGTGTTGCTATCCGTCAACTGCGACAACGACCGCACAAGCATATTGTTATACGTCCGCTTGCCGGTAATTACTTTCATCGGTACTCGGTCGGCCTGTAGCTTCAACAGCTTCTTGTATGTCTCTGCAAGATTCGCCGGAGTGTCGCCATACACCGCCCTGATCGTTAAGATTGACGGCTTAAGATATGCATGATCTGTAATGCTTGCGCCCTGCTGCACCGGGTGACTGGTGATTTCCAGTTCATCATTGCCGGTTTCCTCAATCGTAACCGTTGCCTTAAACGCTCCGACTGTGCGAGTCGGTAGAAACGTTGCAAGGACGGTCTTAAATATGCTTTGCGCCTGTTCTAACATTAAAACGCTCCTTGCGGTGTCATGTACCGCGCAGCGTATTTTATAGCCTTGTCATTTTCGCGGGCTGATTCACGCCCTGCCGCCATCGGGTCGGTGCTTTGAATATTCTGTGTGATTGTCTGGTTTACTGTTGCATTGCCTGCAACAGGATGCCTGGAACCTATCGAACCACTCCCACCGGGGCCGAAAGCATTATCAAGTATTCCCTTAATTCCTGAAAACGAAGTCAGTTTTGAAAAATCAAATGTGAATAATTCCTTGATATAATTAACGGCTTTCATCGCGGCTTCGGTCAGGATACGCACCTTGTCCGTCAGCCACACAACCGCCCGAATGGCGCCATTGATAAGCGGCTCCCAGTTAAAAAAGCTCTCGCCGCCTTCCTGCCATACCTTGAAATCATCGTACAGTAGGAGGATTGCAGCGGATAGCGCAAGCACGATACCGAGCGGAGACATTAGAAATGTTGAATTGAGAATTGCCCATGCCTTTGTTACCAAAGTAATAGCATTGCGCCACAAGAGAACAATGGCAATGCCGGCCAGTATTTTCTTGTCTATGCTGCCGATTATCTCGGCTACCCTGCCGCCAAGCTGAAACATCGCGCCGGTAATACTCAGAATCCCGCCAAGTATCGGCTTAACGACCGCTATGATTTTAGGCAGGTTTGAAATCAATCCTTTTCTAAGGGATTCCATCGCACGCGTAATCTGTGGCATAAACTGCACGGCAAGTGATTTCCGAAGCGTGTCAAAAGTAAATCGCATCCGGTCTTGTGCATCCATGAACTCCGCTGCTGATTTTGCGGCATCGTCTGAATTGTAGCCGATGCTGCCGTATAGCGCATCATACTCGGCGGTCAGTGCTGATATGTCTTGGGTCAGCATGCCTATCATTGTCGGGTCAAGGCCCAAGCGCTGAATGACAGACATTTGCTCCTGCCTGCTCATATCCTTTATGTACGCGCTGATTTCAGAAAACATCTCGGTTGTGGTTTTCATCTCGCCGTTTGTTTTTTTGGCGGATAAACCGTATTTTTCAAAGAACTTTGCACCGCGCCCGATCCCGGTCGCTGCCTCGCCCTGCACCCGGCTGAAATTTTCAAGCGAAGCATTAAGAGTCTGCTGGCTCGACCCTGTCAGTAATGCGGCATATCCAAGCCGCTCTATTTCGGTGACGGTCTTTCCCGTCCGGTCTGCGAGGTCGCCCATCTGGTCGATTTCATCGGCGACACCTGCGACGAACTTCGTCACCAGTCCAGCTGCCGCAACAGTAGCGGCGCCGAATCCTGCAACGGCAAGTGTCGTGCCTGATAAAACCTTATTCCAACGACCAAGCGCCTGCTCGTCGGTTTTAAAGCCCAACGATACAAGAAATTCCTTGATTACTTCACCGGCCATTACTTATTAGCCTCATAGTATCGGTGTTCGTTTTCGTCCTGTACGTCAAGTGCATCATTCATTTCTGCTACATCGTACAGGCTCAGGGTTCCATCAATCAAACTTTCGTATTTGCACATTCCCCTGAGTACCGGCCTGTAAAGCCATATCCTGCCGTCGGGAAGCTCTACCCATTTTACAGACCGTTTTGTTTTTGGGCTGCTTCTTTCAAATCCAACGGCAGTCCTTGAAAAAAATCCGATAGGTTCGCCGTAAATGCCTTGACCGCTAACTGAGTCAAAGCCGCCATATTTAAATCATCAAACATTAAATGCTTATCGGTTGTCGTGACCGCAGACCACCCGCAGCCGCCAGCTTCCCGCCGCTTAACGCACGATAGCAGCCCGAAAAGAACGTATTCAAAATCATCATCTTTCATGGCCGCAAGTACGTCAAAAATTTTCGGCAGAACTTCCCCGAAAACTGCGCCCTCCTGTTCTTCGGCTGTTTGTGCTTTTTTTACCGCTCCGCTGGAGCCAGCCAGCGATGAGAAAACAGGCAACATGCGGCGCACGATATGAAACTGTGCAACCGCATTGAGCTTGCCTGCCGTGTAGGTGATACCATTAACCTGAAACTCCATGATTTTCCTCCCTCTGCCGTCATGGTTTAACTTCCGTTACAAAATAGACGGGGTCCCTGTACCAAGGCCCGGAGTCCACTTGATCGCGTCAAACGTCCACTCAAGCATCTCGGCCTCTTTTGCATATGATACTGCGGGCTGCTTCTTGAATGCAACGCCTTCAAGATTATGTGAATCACCACGGGCCGTGTCACGCACGGTAATGGAATTACTGCCGTGCGCTGCGCTCGATGCCGTCTGTAAATTATACATCTGCTGCAATTTGGCGTTTGTCGAGCTGGTCTTTAACAGTCTGATCGTTACAGTTGCCGACCTGTCGGCGCTCAGGGAATGCATGCCTCGACCGTCCGCTCCGATGGTCATGGTTGACTTATCGTTGACCGGCTCGATGGAAATTCCTTCCTCGGCCACGCCTGCATCAGCGGCAAGGTTTACGCTACCGCCGACTCCCGTTATTGTTGCCACAACATCAAGAAAACTGTACGCGCTCATGTTTTATTTCTCCCTTCCTTCGGGTTTATCGGTTCACGTTTACCTGTACGTCAACGGTATGCACAGCACCGGCCAGCTTCAAAGCTATCTGCATTACCGGGGCAACGCGCTGTTCGCGCAATGCCTGCGCCTGTTCGCTCATGGGCTGCATGTAGATGTAGTATCCGTCCGGCAAATACTGGCCGCGCTCAAGCTGCCCGAAACCGTCCGCGTTCCATGTCCCAGGGGCAACAAGCCCGTTGTTGATAGCTTCCTGGCAGACCTTCGCGGCCTCGGCCACAAGCTGATTTGCGCCGGCTTCCGTCTGCGGTATCTTCGTCGTGCTCGTGTAAAGCAGATTATAAAGGGCGTTTTGCAGCGCGTCTGCAAACCAGTCAAGGCCATGCACTTCATCAAAGTAGCTTCCGTCAGCCATCTGTCCGGTCTGAAAAATCGCCGTGTCGTTGTTGTATGCCGCGTACACGTTGCACATTTTAGCTGCCAATGCCTGCGCCTGCGTCTCGGTCAGGTTTTCAGCAGCGATACCGGGGAGCTGCTTATACATGAGCGTGATGGTCGCCCGGTTCGCGTTAAAATTCACGCTGAAGGCGCGGCCAATGGCTGAGCAGATCGCGTTCGCGTTCTGGCTGTAAGCCGTGATTGACCGGCGATAGCCAAGCGCCTCAAGCTGATATGCTATGTCGGTGGTATAAACAGCGTTCAGGGTGTTCGTGTCCGTCTCGGTTACACCAAGAATGCGGGCGGGTGATGCCGCTTCGATAAATGCGGCAACCGCAAGAATCTCAGCATCAGAAAGCGCTGAAGATACTGCAAGGGCCAGCCCGTACCATGCGCCGCTCATATCGGCAAGTTCCTGCACGCTCTCGACAGGCGTTTCAGCGGCGATACCGTCAACCGAGTACAGCGCTGTTGCGGCGGTCAGTTTCAGGGTAGACGCTATGTCTGTACCGTCACCGCCCGTAACGGTTGCAAAGCTCACGCTCGATGCGGTCCCGGTCGTCGCGGAAGTAATAACAAACCGCTCTCCGTCCCACGCGCACTCGCCATCTTCGCCCAGGGCTGTATCAATAATCGCAGCAGCACCGGCAAGGGTCGTGATGCCGTCGAAGTCAAGGTCGTCAAGGTCTGTAGCGGTTTCTGCTCCGTCGATAGTGATTGTGAACTCGCCGTCAGAAATCAGCTCAAGGGCCGTTACAAGCGCGGCTTGCGCTGCGGCAGTAAACGCGCCGCCCTTCAGCATTCCGGGCTGTGCAGCGTCAAACATTGCGCCGATCATCAGCTGCCGGGGCTTTGGTGACTGTCCAAAGTACAGGGCCGCAGCAAGGTATTCCGGGTCGGTCGGACTGAAATCATCCGCAACGCCGTCAATGTCGGTATATACCCGGAACCGTTCACGCTGATCAAATACGCCGGAATCACCGGCAAGCATCAGCGTCCCGAACCCGCGCCGCGCAGCAGCAAGCGGACTCATGATTACTTCAACATTAATAAGCCGTGCAACATTAAGTTCAGTAGTCATCGTTTTTTTCTCCCTACTCTGGGGTTGCTGTTTCAAATGTTTGTGCGTTTATTTCACCGGCAGACTTTACAAGAGAAAGAACACGGAATGTGCGCTCGGCCTGCCGTCTAAAAGTCAGAGTAATATCTGCCCGGTCATACCACCTTGTATCAACCTGTTCGGGCACACGGCGCACATTAGATGCACCTCCGTATGAAAGCCCGTAAGTAAGCATCGCTTCACGGTTCTGCCCAAGGCTCAGGCCGTCACGGATCGCATGCGCGTATGACATGCAGTGCAGGCCGTACACCTGCACATTTACCTCTATCGTTTCCTCCTGCTGCATGCGCCCGTATTCTACCTGTGCGCCGTCCTCTGTCGTTTCCTCAACGGAAAGATAAGGCGACAATCCGGCAACGTCCACAACCTGCAAACCATACGCAAGCCATGTCTGATTAGGCTCAGGCACTGCGGGCGGCACAGCCTGCCACAGCGGGCGGATATATCCTGGCATTGTAATACCGGTCAGCCCTGCAAGCACAGTACCGATAAATGCGGACAGGTCGCGCCCTTCGTCGGGTGCAATCACCGGCCTTAAATATCCACCTGTCGCGCTTGTGTTCTCTGCCATTTACTTCGCCCGTTTTACCACGTAGGTAATGCTGTTGATCAGACTGCCGGTAACTCTTAAAATTGCCGTTCCCTTAAACCCTTTTGCTTTACGCGCCCGCACCGTCGGGCTATCTGCCGGGTATTTTCCGAGCTTGCGGATATGTGCTTTCACGCTATTAACTGCCTTAATGCCTGAGCGCTCAAGCGCGGTAGCCATCGCGCTGGGGTTGTTAAAGCTCCGACCTAATCCCTTGGCGATTTCAGCCGTGACGGTATCTCGCACCGCGTCAACGCCGGGAACCAAAAACGGGCGCGGGGGTATGTTGTTCACCGCGCTTCCGTATTCGTTCTGGTATCCTATTGCGGCATTGGTCATTGCACCGTCTTTACGGTTTGTATTCGATGCGGGAATGCCGATAAAAAGATCGTCTGCGGTCATTGCCTTAATATCCTGCATGACACGCGCAACCTTGTCGGTCGTTACTTTCCATCCCTTGCCACCGGTCATACGAACGTAGCCCCCGCGAAAAACATGCGCGCCAGTGAACGAAACTGCCGCCCGTAGCCTGTGGTATCGAAATCGTTTAACCCTGTGTCCTGCGATACAGCCGCCGCGCCAAACGATCCAAGTGTGAGGAAGTGGGCCGTCACTAAATGAACAGCCCTTGTCCTCATATCGCCCCACATGCTTTCATGCACCAGCTGCTCTGCTATTAGGCCGCACGAGGCAATCTTGGCGTCAGGAAAGTCAGTGGATGACGTAAACTCTGGAAACTCGGTGCGAAAGTCTGCCGTTACCATTTCTTGCCCTTTTTGGCTTTCGGATCAGGCGATACGACCGGCTCGAAGTTCGGCTCTTTTGCTTCCGGGCCGATAACGGCTTTCGGCTGCTCGATTTCTGCCAGCACTTCGGGTTCTGCTTTCGGCTGCTCGATTATCTCAATCATGCCGTGCTCAAGCTGAAACTGAAAAGCCGGGTCGTTCAAAAGCTCTTCAGGTGCATCTTCGCACAGACCGCATTTAAAAACTTGCGGCGCACCGGTGTGCTGCAAAAATAACCACGTTCCTTTGAAATTTACTTTCATGTTCCCTTCCTTTCTACTCAAACACGAAAAGGGGGGAGCGGGGCCGGGTTTGGAATTGGGAGGGTGCAACGCCGCACCCGGCACAATCCCGCTCTGAGAGGTTCAACTAAAAACCGTATGCGTAATAGCACGCTTCGGGCTTCACGAACTCAACCGTGCCAAACCGGCAGTAGTACACGCTGATCTGGTGCAGTCCGCGATTTTCAACCGGCATACTGGAAATAATAGACCGGGGCCAGCGCACAACATCGGGCCGCTTGGAATAGGCGACCATCCTGTCGGTTGGGCCGGTTGCAATGTTCGCAAGCTCACGCATCGGCACGATCTCAAGCGGGCGACCGTTGACGATGTTACACAGTGAATTGTCAGCCAGATACTTTCCAAGGCTCATGGTCTGATTGGCGATCTTGCGGGTTGCAAGATAGCTGAACTTCACCGGCGGCAGGCCAAGCCGCGACGGGCAAATGGTGTATCCGGTTGCCGCCCATGCAAGGTCAAGAACCGTGTTGATGTCTTTAAGCACTTCCTCGTCGCTTTTCGCAGTCCATAGCGCGGAGGCGTTCGCGGCATTGTTTGCCACAACAGTCTCGGTAACAAGCGAGGAATTGCACAGACCCTTCACGCCTGCGGGGGTGTCGCCGGTGTAGACCATATTCTGAGAGTCGATGTTGAGCTTCATCTGGAGAGCGTTCATCATCTGCGGGTCAAGCGGGCGGCCAAGTTTCTGGGCCTGTGCCAGCTCGATAACGCTCTTGCGGATTGCTTCAGCCCAGACGAACGTACCGGCAACAACGCGCTCAGAGTCCAGACCGACTGTGCCGATCTCAGTGACTTTGCTGGAAACAAAGGACTTGCCGCCCGTGGTTTCGCCGCCCGTTGCGGTGTAGTGGATACGATCAAAAGCCGTCTGCTCGTCACCAATGTCCAGCGCCGTCATGTCGATGTCGCGGGAATAGCTGAAATCAGCCATAGGCTCATGCAGGACGGGATCAAGGCGCTGAAGCTCGGTTGCCAGAAAAACGCCGGTCGAGTCGATAGTGGCCCGATCCATGACCGCGTTATCTTTGAAGAAAATTCGTTTTGTATTCATTGTTTTTTGCTCCTTATTTTGGGTCATGGTTTTTAGACGTTATAGGCAACTTCGACGATGCCGGTTGCAGCCGTTACGCCGGTGAAGTACGCGCCGGGGATAACGGACGTTGTCAGCGTGACCACAGGCTTGAAATAATCAGCGGCGGTCATCGTACCGGCAGCGGTAATCGTAAATGTTATGCCAAGGCCGACATACTCAGTGCCTACAACGCCGTCTTTCAGCCGATTTCCCAGCGGGTCAACCACGGACACAACAGAGGTCTGTGAAGTGCTTGCAAGCGTAATGCGATATTCGCCGGGAACAACAAGGGCAGCGTCATTAATCGTGCAAGCGATTGTTCCAGTTCCTGTTCCGGTGATGGTGCCATTGGCAACGGTTGCGGCTGCAGCTGCTTCGATTCCGCCCTGATAGCGGGTCGAGGAAGTTGCTGCAGTACGCACATAGACCTTGCCGCCTTTTGCGGAAGTGCCGTGCTGAAGTGATACGGCGATATAGCCGGACTTCAGGCCGTTCAGGATGGCCGGGTAAACCGGGGGAGTTGCAGCGTCAACATCCTGATTGGTAGCTGCAAGCTGCGGGTACGGGCGCACGAGAAATCCCGCAACGTTAGCGCCGGTGTGCGTGTCCACGATTCCGGTAATAACGCCGGTGTCGATTGCAAACGGCAGACCGTACTTCAGAAGGGGCAGGGTGCTGGACTGCATGAACGACTCAACCACGACGTTCCCGCTGCGAGTGATGTCGCCCGCTTTGCCAATGGGCATGCTGTTTGTGATAACCTGATTTGCCATGATAAGACTCCTTGTGTGTTGGTGTTGTTTTCCCGTTTAGTGAAACATCGGAACCTTGTGGACCTCTTTCGAGCGTGCCGCAAAATGAGCGTGCTGGTCAAAGGTCTGGTTGTCTTTTGCCGGGGCTTTGCGGGTTTCCGCCATTTCAGCCCGGCGCTTATCCTTCATCAACTCGGATGCGGCGATAAAAAGGGCCGCAGAATCAAACGCCGGGGCCTGCCCTGCGCTCAGCCGGTCGATAATTTCCTTGCCGTCCTGCGTGCCGTATGCGGCTTTTAGTGAAGCGGGGATAATATCAGCTGTTGCAGCGATCCCCGGGGCCAGTATTTCAGCGCGTGCAAGCGTTTCAGCGTCCGGGGCCGCGTCCTGAGTCTTTTCGGGGTCGCATGCGTCCGCTGTTTTTTCCTCTTCCTTTTTCGCCTGAAGTGCTTCGATAGCGGCCTGCATAACCGCGATCTTGTCTGCCAGGTCTTTTACGATTGTGGTAAAGTCCATTGCCTGTGCTTCTTCTTTTTTTTCTTCCGGCGGCGGATCCTCAGCGTCCTTGGCCTTAGCATCATCTTCTTCTTTTTTGTCTTCCGGCTCAAGGTCCGCCACGGCAGAATCAAGCGCGGTAAACATACCCCTGATCTGCTCTTTCAGTTTTGCGATTCGGCTCATACTCATCTCCTCTATGGGTTGTTTGTCCTGTATGCTGCATTCAGGGCCGCATCGACCGGCGGGCACTAATGCACAGTGGTTGCCTATCATTGCGCTCTGGTGTCCAACTCCGGGCGCGTCCTCAACGTATTCAGCATCATAGCCAAGCGATACCTCCCGTAGCCCCTGCCGGACCGCAAAAATAGCCTCTGCATCCGTTATCAGCAGGTCGGCTATCAGCTTGTCGCCGTCATCTCCGGGCCGCACGTTCTGGATCACGCCCACTGCGTAGTCTTTCCAGTTCTCAGGTGTGAGCATAACGTCCGGGTGCATCAGCGTTACCGGTTTGCCCTCAAAACTGGCTATTGTCTGCGGGTCGAATAGTACGGCCGCTGTTCGGGATACGACAGCACGCCCGGCGGGGGCATCAATAATCGGTTTTCCGTCCTTATCGGTCAATTCCTCGGCGGCATATATAAGAGCGCCGGTGCGTGCAATTGGAACATTTAAGCACAGCAGATAACCCTCCGGGGTTTCCTGCTGATTTTCTGATAATTGTGCAGTTGTGTAATATTGCCTTGCCATTTTTTGCCCATAAAAAAACCGGCAAACCTTCCATTTCTGGAGTGCTTGCCGGAGTATTTAGATCCCGAATTGCGCCGGGTTAAACCTTATCAGGCTCAAATATTCAATTTTTCAACTACATGCTTAGTATATTTTTTCGCCCTTGTCAAGTTTTTTTATTCCATTATGAAAAAATATTCCAATATGGTTATTTTATTTCCACCTGTTTAGTTACCTTGGTAATGCCGCCGCAGTTTATATGTATGGTGATATTGCCAGTATCGCCGGGCTGGATAATATCTAGCCGGTCAAAAAGCTGCAACACTTCCGCCTTGACATCGGGCCTGGGTTGAATATTTATGCTCTTAACGGTCATAGGCTCTCAAGGTCTGGTAACAGTGGTTCAGCATAGCATCTACAGTTTTTGCTTGCAATGTTGTTTGAACCTGTGGTATAATATCCACAAAAACTCTCAAGGGTGTAGACATGTCCAGAAAAATTAGCGAAAGACTTATCGACGACGCTCAGCAGCTTGTATGTAACGGGGCCACGGTCAAGCACGCCGCTTCCTGTATTGGCTGTCATCCTGACAATCTCTCCAAGTACCTCCGCGCTAGGGGTGTCGTGATAAAACACCGAACCCCCGCAGGCTTCAATAAGCGCAATGACCTGCCTGAGCTTGCAGTTGTCAATGAATACGTGGCGGGCCTTAGCGAACTGGCCTTGTCTAAAAAATATCGGTGTTCCCGTAAATGTATTGCTGATATCCTCATAAAAAATAATGTTGTCAGGCGCACAGGATCTGAAGCAAACACAATTCGCATGTTCAACATGAGCGCAACAGATCGCCGCAACCTGATTAAAAAAGCGCGTGATGTTCGATTCCATAACATGGCCGTAGCCGCAAAAAGCGCCGATATCAATAACATAGCTATCGGGTATGGTGAAAGAGAAATCGCGCAGCGCCTTGAAAGCCTCGGACACCGCGTAATCAGACAAAAACGCATCGGGCCGTATATTGTTGACATGACCGTCGGGAATGTAGTTGTGGAGGTCAAAAGCACATCCTCTAATAAGCCTAATTTCTCGGCTGTTCAAAATAGAAAGCGATCTGTAGAGATCGTCAAACGTGGTTATAAGATTCTTTTTGTTGTCCTGAACAACGCTTCTGTTATCAATAACCTGGACTATATAATCACCTGTATTGAGCGATTCTACAGGAACCCACCCGTTGACTGTCATTACTGGATGGTTCGGTGTCGCGGAAATAGTCCCGCCCCCACTGTCATAGATTTTGACAATATCCCCGCTGTAAAAATGTTTCAGAAGTGCGCGACAACCATTAAGAAGGGATATTTTCTCTGATCCAACAAAGCAGTTGTAAATACCTCCCGGATGGTGAAATTCTCCAGGCTCAACTTCAGGCGGGCTGTCCCATGAAAAGATTTCACCGGCATTACTGCGGTCTGCCATTTCCTGATGACTCTCGCGCACAGCTTCATCTTCCATTGTGCGCCAGTAATAACCACCGCTGCCGACTGCCTGCGCCCGCGCCTGCGTGAATGTAGCGTTTGCCTTTGCCGTCTCGGTCCGGGCAATAACCCGCGCCCTGCCCTCGGACACCTTGCCGCTGTCCTGGATATCCTTAACAATATCCTCAAATCTGCGGCCCTCGGTCATGGCTTCCCGCGCAAGCCGCTGCGCCCGTTCTGCAGCTTCACGCGGAATGCTTTTGATAAGCTCGACCTGCGCGGCCTGAAGCTCTTTCATTTTCGCGCCCGCTGCCGTATTTGCAATCGTGCCGCGAATGCCCTTAAATATTTCTTTCGAACTTGAAATAAACGCCCGCCGTGCATCGTTGTCGATACGCTGAAACAGCCGCCTTGTGATCTGCTCCGCCCAGGGGATTAACGCCTGCTCATAGGCCGATAAAGACGCGAGAATAGACGGCGGCACTGTCTTGCCGGACACGATCACCTCGGCGCTACCCTCAAGGATACTGCCGGCCGTGCGGGCGACTTTTTTTAGCGCCGACTGATATTCGCGCTCGACACCAACAGGCCGCGCCCATTTGTCTCGCTTTTTTGCCTTGCGCTTCGCCACGTTTAACCCTCAATAATCAAGTCAGCGCCAGTGACCGGGGGCGGTGTGTTCTCAGCTTCCGCTTCGTCGATCATCTCTTGCGTGATGTTCGAGAAAACTCCGGTCGTCTCCCCGGCCTGCTTCAGTTCTGCCATGCCTACATGCGCCGGTATAAGGCCAGCATCAACAGCCTGAACAATCGCGGTTGTTGTCTGCCCGGTAATCGTTGCTTTTTCGGTCTGTGACATCTGCCACAACGGGACAAAAGCGAAGGATACTTCAGCGGGAAGCGGTTTGCCGAAAAGAGACTGGTGCAGGCATTCAAGAATTACCTGTATATGATCGCGAAGGCGGTTTTCCTGTAGTCTCTTGATCGTATCGTAGTAATTGCGTGTGTCCGATTCCCCTGTTGCGTTCATTCCTGCCGGGGACATGCCGAACATGCGGGTTGCAGATATTCCCGCAGCACCGCACAACTGCTGCCCGTGCTGCACTAGCATGTCAGACAATCCAGCGAATGAATAGCTGTGCGTGTTAAACGTGTCTTTTGCGTCGATAATGGAGATGCCGTATGTTGACTGCATCAAGGCGTTATATGCCCACATTGCCTGCATGTTTTCCTGCGGCTTTCCGCCCATCGCCATAACCTCGCGGAATCCGTCAAGGTTGATATTGCGTATATATGCAAGGTTCATCAGGTTTGCACTGCTGAATGTTGCCGTGTCGAATGTCAACAGCCGATCCCACATGCGCTCCAATACCGACGCGCCCCAAAAGCTCTCGGCTTCCATCTGTGTCCAGGGCAATTCAAGCCCGATAAATCGAAGTACACGGCTGTGATGCACTTCTTTGTTTCCGCCGGATACAATCTGGTAAAAAGACGGCAATCCCATCTGCGGTCCGTCCTCAATAATCCTGAGCGGTATCGGCTGTATCTGGTAGCGGTCGTAAATCGTTATGCCCTTTAGCCCGCCGCTTGCAATGCGCTTTTTGTCAAGCGGCTTCGCAAGGTCGGCCCCGTCAACTTGCACAACGCCCGCAGCGCCCCCGTACAGGCGCCCCCACTTCGTTCCATCGTTTAAAGCTTTCCAGATTTTCAGCTTGATAAGCGCGGTTTGCATCACTGCCGCTTTGTCGGGGTCAAGGCCGGTTATCTCGATCCCCTCACGCGTCATATCCTCAGCAACCATATCGATAATCGCGCCCACAATCCAACTGCCGCGATATGCGGCTTCAAGTTCCTGCTGCGAGTATTTACGCCCGGTTTGGTATCCGGCCTGTGAAAGCATGTTGCTGGCCCCCGGCTGCGCTCCAAGTTTTGCCAGAGCAGAAATAAAACCATCGAAGGTCTCGTTTGTTTTTTTGTCTGCCGGTTTTGTTGTTTGTTTATTTGCCATGATGGATTCTTTCTGATTGTGTGATTATATTTTAACCGCAA